TTGCTTTTACTGGAGACTTATCGTCTTTTTCATTTGGGTTATCTTTCATATACCAATCCCTAGGCATTTGAACAATCTCGTGATTTTTGAATTTCAAAACACCACCAGTCCAATCTGATAATTGTTTCTCTAAAACATCTCTTAAGTCTGTTCCAGCTTTAATCTTATTGTATTTCTTCATACGGTCAAGATATTCTTTATCGTGTAGACTTCCTCTGTCATAGAAACTTTTTTCTCCACCCTTAAGTGTAGTCTTGTATGCATCTATATCGTCTGAGAACGAATCGTCACCGAAGTATGCATCTGCTTGGACGTGCCATCTATGAACGGATTGTGCATCTTTGAAGTTTGCACTTTTACTTAAGAACTTATTGAGTTTAACTAGTTTAGGATATGAATCGGGGACTTCCCATGTTCCTTCCATAAGAGTTTCTTCTTTCATTGGTATTTTTTTAGCAACTTTATAGAATTTTTCTATTTGTTCTAAACCTTTTCTAATACCACCACGAACCATTGAAAATGCTGGTGCAGATAAACCCGAACCTCTCATAGTTTTTTCCACTTCTTTCAACATTTTTTCTAGTTTCTTTTCTAATTTTTCAACATTTTTAATGTCTTTATCATCATAAGGTGCTTCAGATAAAGTAGTCTTTACTTCTTCTGCAATGTTGTCACCCATTTTCTGCATCATTCTTTGTGCAAGGTCAACAAGTGTAGAGATATTGGACTTCTCCATTCTCTGTTTGTTTTTGTCGTTTACTTTGTTGTAGATTTGATTAATCATTGAAGCAGTAAACATATCAACCATTACACCACCAACCTTTTTTGCACCTTTGGTGTCAACAATCTTTTGGATATCAGGCATAAGGTTTTTACCTTCTGTCAATGTTCCTTCGTCAATAATTGACATTATGAAGTCTTCTGCATCGTCTTTACTACCTACTTCACCTGTTTGTGAAGCCCATGTTAGTAATTCGTCTTCTACTTTTTTAGGTAAATCTTTATCGTTTTTTCTGAGTGAGTCAATTGCACGTTTATGTTTTGTGATAAGTTTTTTCCAATCTCTATCTCTTGGATACATTTTGATTACTTTTTTGTAATCTTCGTCTAACATATCGAATGAATCTCTGAATGATTCTTCGTTTGCAAACTTAAGTGCAGTTTGAACTTCTTTTGCTTTTAGGATTTTGTTTCCGTAATAGTCTTTGATAGCTTTAATTGCAATATCCATTGCACCACCGAGGTCTAATGCAACCTCTACTGCTTTTCTGACTACTTTATCTTTGACTTTGTTTCGTCTGAAATAGACTTGAATCTCACGTCCTGTAAGTTTCTGTTTTCCATAAGGGCCGAGAGGATTAACTTTCCCGTCCTTATCTAATACCTTCTTAGCTTCATAAAAGAGGTTCATGGTTATTCCCCGTGCATCTTTACAGCAACTGATACTGCTTTCTTAAATCCCTCTTTGTCCCCAGTAAGGATAACGTTGAATTGACCAACTGAAGCAATCTTTTCGATTTCTACGTTGTCAACAAAACTCTTAACTTTGGTTGCAAATTGTCTTGCTTCTGCTTTGTCATGAAATACGAATGAAACATTTGCTTCGTCAATTTCTTTCATTTCGTATTTTTTCTTTTTAGAAGAATCACAACTTCCTTCTGAAACTTGTTCTTCTTTTTCACCTTTGTAGTTCTTATCGATATAATCGAAGAACTCTTTTTTCTTATCAGTGGATAATTCAGCAGGTGAAGTGACACCAAATTTCTTTAGTGTAGCTTTAAAGAAGTCTTCATATTCTTTAGACATCTTTAAGATTTTCTTTGAATCTTCTACGAGTGATTTAGGTAGGTCATGTATCATTGTTATAGTTCCCCTTTTTCAAAATAGTTAAACATTTTTTGTTTACCTTCTTCGTTAAGTCTTAACTGTTTTGCAAGTCTACCTAACATATTTCTTTCTACGAGTTTTTCGGTTGTCTTTTCAATTGATTCTTGAACTGGTTTTTCTTCGACTTCTTCTTTAACTGATTCATTAGTAGCGAATGCAGTTTGCATAACATCTTCGATTGCTTTTACTTCTTTTTTATCAAAACCGAATTTCTTCATTTTCTTTGATAATAAACTTGCAATCTCATATGTGTCCGATGTTCCACTGCCTGGCACTACATTTACATATTTCTTTAACATTCTATTATTTTTCATTGCATTTGCAATGTTAATATTAGATATTTTTGTGTGATAATTTACAGTTTCATTTACAATAACCTCTTCTTCTTCTTCGAAGAATGTAGATAATTCTTCTTCAATTTGGTCATTGAGAATATCGTCTGCAGACTTTTCCACACTCCCTTCTTTCAAGGCAATGTGTCCACGGACTTGTTCTAGTTTCTCTTTCCAGTTTTCTGACTTATAACTCATAACAGTATTATTTATAATTATTTATTGTTCACACTTGGGGATATAACATTAATTCCTTCTTCTGCAGTCGATTTAACTGAGAATGTGGAATCTTCTTTACTTCCTCTATTTTATTTATTGCAGTATTATAACTGATTTTTCCCTTATGATATGCACCCAAATACCAACATTTAAACTCTCTACAAGTGTGAGGTCTCTTGTGGTATATGTCACATTTGTTATCTTCTAGTAAATGTTCACAAGGATAAACAGTTTTATATGAAGTAATGTGTTTAGTTTGATTTATTGACCGTGTAGGTATAAGATTCCAGTGTGTTTGTATACGATTTTTGTTGAAAAGTTTCTCTTCTGACTTATGTATAGGAATTGCATTAAACAAACTTCCCTTACAACAGAGTCCACATTCAAGACATAAATCTTTTTTCTCTTGTTCCATTTTCTATACGAAGAACTAAGTCTCCTTCACCTTTTAATAATCTATGATACTGGTTTTTCAGTATGAAATAATCCTTTCCTGTTTCTAATTCAACTGGTAGTTCGTCATCTTTCTGCAACTTCCAGCTCTGTCCCTGTAATATATGAATACTTCTATGAGTATGGTCTCTATGCCAAACCAATTCCTGTTCGTCTACGTCCCCTAAAAACGTTCTAATGACGTATTTAACTTCAGTCCCGTGTTGGGTGTATTCTGTATCAGTATATGGTTTAGTCGTCAACTTCGGGGTCATAGTTGTCTGTCTTTTCTCTATATCCATAGAAACTTCCTTCCTTTTCTATATCAAAAATACCATGCACGAAGTTCTCTGCAACATTTTCAGCATAACTCTCTGAATGTTTATGAACCTGTCTTGTCTCTTTTAAGTTTTCTTTGTATAGGTCAACTTCAAACCCTTCTTTTTCTCTTCGAATGATTGCCTTTCTACCCTCATTCCAATATTCACTTATTATCATTATATACTCCTACCAGTAAAAATTACCTCCGTCACTAAGACCTAACTGTTTTGCATAGTAAGGTAATCTACATGCCCAATATGATGCAGTAGTTTTATCTTTTTGTTGCGAACACTTATGTCGTGCAGCGAAGGACTTCCTTGCTTTCTCGTTTCCGAGTTTCACTTTGAGACCTGTAGTGTCTCCCCATGTGACTTTTTTAATCTTCTTAGTTTGTGGGTCTCTAACATATACATAGTATTTCTTAGGGCCACCTGCTTTTGGTTTGTTGAGTTCGGGTTCTTCTTCTTCGTTAATTAACTCATATTGAGGACAATCTAGTGGAACTAGTTCTCCTTCATATACTTCGAACTCACCAATATCTGTTTCGATTATGTTCTTATCAACTTCTGTAAGTTTGTATCGGTCTTCTTTGATAAGATTTCTTGCTTCATTGATACATTCAAAATACATCATAGAACCTAAACGAAATGGATTGTCTAGTAGATTAGTTTTTTCTTGTTGAAGTGTATCAAGTGTTTCGTTAATTGCAATTTGAGAGAAGGTTTTCTTTGAATCGTGATATGCTTTTTGGTTTTCTTTTACGTATTTCTCTACTGCTTGACCAGGCGTGTCTTCTTGATATGCCTTTCTAGTTTCGTCTGTTCCCTGTTCGTGAACTCCGTTGTCGTGTTTATTTCCTGCCATTTGGAAGTAGTCCTTTCTCTTTCAATTTTCTTAGTCTTGGTTCCTTTCTGTTGTAGTTTTGTGATACAATTGAAAGATTAGACTTATCATTATTCATAGGATTGTTATCTTTATGGTGAACGTCCTTTCCTTTTATGTCTTTTCTATCTTTAAGACTTCTACGTGCTTCATTTCTTTTTGCACGTCTTTTTATTTGTTCGGGTTTAGAGTGATAATCTGCATACTCTTTTTTATAATCTCTTTCTTCTTTCGTGTTTTGTTTCTCTGAAGCTTTTCTTTCTGCTTCACGTTTAGATTGAATCTGTTTGTCTAGTGTTTCCTTTTCTTTTTGTTGATTGACCTTCTCTGTTTCTCTCTCGTGTCTATCAGTAAGTGCTTCTAACTCTTCTTCTTGTCTTTTCTTTAATCTCTCAAGTTCTTCGACCTGTTTTGCTTTTAGATTTGCAGCGTCAACTGCAGCGTCTTCTTGTATGTTATCACCAAACTTTAGGAATAGTTTTCCTTTCTCTTGTTTCTTATCAGTGACTTTCATTTTAACATATGAACCTAACTGGTTAATCATTCCAACTCCCTTTTCGGGATTCCTTTCATATTCTTTTTCAACCATTTTCATTATGTTTTTGAAAATGTATTCTAAGATACTTCTCCAATCAGTGACAAGTTTACCTTCTTCTATTGATTCGGGAACACAATTAGGAACCATTTTGTCCCCTTTCTTTTTCATACCTTTTTGTGTATATCCGTCCCAACACTCGTCCTGTTCACCCATAACAAGTGAAGATAATTGTTGTGCAATTACTACAAGTTGTGATTGTTGTAGTGATGCAAGAACTTCCATTTGTTTTTTAGTAAGACCTTTGACTTTCTTAAGTGATTTTTTGATATTAATTGCTTCTTCGATTGACTCTGATTTACCTTGAACTTTCTTTGCAAGGTCTTGGTCTGCACCACCCCATGTTCCTTTTGATTTAGTCACAAAAGAATTAACGCGTGCATGTCCCCATTGTTCGGGTGTAGTGCCTGGCCTGTGACCACCTTTCCAAGCTGCAACTCCACGTTTGTAGACTTGTTTTAGAATACCAACAGGCATTCCACTCTTGTCTGCTTTCTTTTGTAGAGATTTATCAGCTGCACCTTCTCCAAACATTTTCTTATATTTCTTAGTGTGTTGTGAAGGTTTTGTTTCTGCACTCTTATCGCCTGGTGCTGGTTTGAATGCGTCTTCACCTTCTTTATCTTTGTTGTTTTGGAAATGAGCTGCACGTTTGTCTTTTGTAGACTTAGACATTTCGTCTCCGTCTTTGTCCTTTGCATAATACTTCTTAGGTTGTGAACCTTTCTTGCCCTCAACGTCTTTATCCTGTTGGGTCTTTCTTAACTGTTCTCTTATTTGTTCTAAATACATAATACTATTTATGTTCTTTTAAACCTGTATGTCGGAATGATTTATACATCAACTCATCCCCTTTCCATTTCATTGCAGGTGTGTTTGAAGGGAATGAGGTAGCCCACCCCATTAGTTTTGCATAGAGTTTGTTTGCTTTCTTCTCTAGTGTTGCAAGGTCATCGTCATTTCTTACCTCTACAAAGTTTCTACCAAAAATCTTTTTAAGTGCATTCATATTTTTTTGTGCATTTTCCCAGTCTTTTTGCACTATGTTTGCTGGTAATTTTCTTGCTCTCTTTTCATTTCGTTTTTGTGCATTATCTAAAGATGCATTTACGTATATCATTTTTGACTCGTATCCGATTTTATCTAACATTGTTTTGTATGCCCTTACCTTTGTAAGGTTTGCACTTGTAGTGTCAAATATCATACC